ATCACCCAGGCGTATCAGGTGATCGAACGGGAGTTGCAGCCGCTGATCGAAACCTACGCGAATGTCTATGCCCTGGTCCGTACGGTCAAGGAGTTTCCCCATCAGGTGAGCGCGGCGGTCAAGGGCGTGCTCGGGGAGGTCAAGGCCGAGTTCAATGGACTGGTCGGCGAGGTCCGTGGCCTGGTCGGCGAAGTTCGCGGCTTGAAGGACTTTGCGGTCCAGGGCTATCACGGGATGCTGGCCGATCTGTCGAAACAGGTCGAGGAAGCCAAGTCCCTCGACGCCTCGCAACTGGCTATTGGCAAGGACACCGCTGCGGCCTCGCAGGCCACGGTGAACCTGATCCAGGATGCCCTGCTAGTGCAGATCGCCCAGTTGGTGTCGGTGATCCCGGCGGCGACCCAGGCGGTGAAGCTGGCCGTCACCCCGTCGCTGGCGCAACAGGCCCAGCAGCCGGTGCAGCGCGCCGACGTGCCGGTGGTCGATGACGTGCTGGCGCTGCGCGACAACCTCAACGAGGCGATCTGGCAGGCGGCGCTCAAGGCCGATTCGGTGCATTACCAGGCGCTCAATACCGTGCGCCAGGCGCTGGTGCAGCATCTCAACGCGGTGGCCTCCAACGGTGTGCGACTGATTGATCTGGTGCCCAAGAGCAACCTGCCGGCGCTGGTCGTCGCCTACAAGAACTTCGGCGATGCCACACGGGTCGTGGAAGTGGTGCAGCGCAATCGCATTGCCCACCCCGGTTTCGTCCCGCCAGCACCGTTGCAGATCTCCCGGGAGTAAGCCATGAACGATATCGACAACGCCGTCGTCCTGTTGGTCGACGGTCTGAGCTACGAAGGCTGGAAGGCCATCGAGATCAGTGCCGATCTCGAGCGCCAGTTCCGCACCTTCAAGCTGGGCATCACCTGGCAATGGCCGGGGCAGACCCTGGCCGTGCCGATCAAGGCCGGCGCCCGTTGCCAGGTGCTGATCGGCTGCGATCTGGTGCTCACCGGACATGTCTACCAGGCGCCCATCAGCTATGACGGCAAGCAGATCAGCCTGACCATCGAGGGCAGTTCGCTGACCCGCGACCTGGTCGATTGCGCGGCGATCAACCAGCCGAGCCAATGGCGTCAGCAGGGCCTGCTGACGATCGTCGAGGCACTCGCCAAACCCTACCAGGTCAACGTGCGCAGCGAGATCGCGCAAACCACCAAGCTGCAGACCCACAGCATCGTGCCAGGGGAGACGGTGTTCAAGTCCATTGACCGTTTGCTGACCTTGTACCGGGTGTTCTCCACCGATGATGCGAACGGCAACCTGGTGCTGGCCAAACCCGGCAGTGCCGGGCGCGCCAGCGATGTGCTCGAGTTGGGCAAGAACATCCTCTCGGCCAGCACCGCGCGGGACTATAGCGCGGTGTTCTCCGAGTACCGGGTGATCGGCCAGCACAAGGGCAGCGACCAGAAAAGCGGTAGCGCGGTGAGCGAAGTCAGCGGCGTGTCCAGTGAGGCCAACCCGCTGCGCAAGCGGGTCACGGTGATCAGCGAAAGTGTCCAACTCACCTCGGAACTGGCCCAGCAACGGGCCGACTGGGAACGGGCGACCCGCGTCGGCAAGGCCCTGGCTACTACCTACAGCGTACAGGGCTGGCGACAGTCCAACGGTGACCTGTGGCGGCACAACCTGTTGGTGCGGGTGAAGGACCCGGTGCTGGACGTGGACCAGGACATGCTGATTTCGAAGATCACCTACTCGCTGTCTGCACAGGGTTCGATCACCACCCTGGAAGTGGCGCCGCCGGAGGTCTTCGAGGCCACGCCGACGAAGGCCAGGACCAGGTAACCACGTCATCTGCGATGCCGGTTCTGCCGCTATCGCCAGCAAGCCGGCTCCCACAACAGGGGGCGAGGCCGAGCCTGGTTTTTGTGTGCTGCCGCGCACCTTGTGGGAGCCGGCTTGCTGGCGATAGCCATCTTCCAAACATCCAAGATTTCCTGACACACCGCTCGCCCAAGGAACCCCTCATGAGCCTACTGACCCGCCTGCTGGCGCGCGGCACCGTCGTGCTTGCCAACTCGGCCAACAAACTGCAATCGCTGCAAATGCGCCTGACCGCCGGTGAAGTGAACGACGACATGGAGCACTTCGAACCCTACGGTTTCACCAGCAACCCGCTGGCCGGCGCCGAAGGCATCGCGACTTTCCTCGGTGGTGACCGTTCCCACGGCATCGTGCTGGTGGTCGCCGACCGCCGCTACCGCCTGCAGAACCTCGCCCCCGGCGAAATCGCCCTCTACACCGACGAAGGCGACCGGATCCACTTCAAGCGCGGCCGGATCATCGAAATCGAGACCGGCACCCTGAACATCCGCGCCAGTACCGCGATCAACCTCGACAGCCCGACCCTGACCCAGACCGGCAAGATCGTCTCCCAGGGCGATCAGGTCGCCGGCGGTATCAGCCAGATGCAGCACGTGCACGGCGGCATCCAGCCAGGCGGTGGCCAGACTGGCGTACCGGCGGGAGGTGCCTGATGTTCGTTTCCAACAACCTCAAGGCGGCGCTGACCCGTTCGGTGCTGATCAGCCTGTTCACCTGGCGTCGCGCCAACAGCGACGACCCGATTGACGACGATGAGCGTTACGGCTGGTGGGGCGACAGTTTCCCCATGGTCGCCAACGACCGTATCGGCTCGCGGCTGTGGCTGCTGCGACGGGTCAAGCTGACCGCGCAGACCCAGCTCGATGCCGAATTCTATGCCCGTGAAGCCTTGCAATGGCTGATCGACGACGGCCATTGCAGCGCCATCGAGATTCAAACCGAACGGCTCGACGCCCAGCGGCTGAACCTGCGAACGGTTCTGACCCTGGCCGGCGGCGAGCGCCTGGATATCAACCCGAACCACAGTTGGCAGGTGACTTATGCCGTTTGAAACCCCTTCGCTGCCGGTGCTGATCAACCGCACCCAAAGCGACCTGGCCAGCGATGCGCTGCGCCAGTCCGATGCCCAGGTCCTGGCCCGCACCCTCAGCGGCGCGGCCTTTGGCCTGTATGGATACCTCGACTGGATTGCCGAGCAGATCCTGCCCGACACCGCCGATGAATCCACCCTGGAGCGCATCGCCGCACTGCGTCTGCACCAACCGCGCAAGGCCGCCCAGGCGGCCACCGGCAGCGTGAGTTTTACCGCTGCCGCCGGTGCGGTGCTGGACGTCGACACCCTGCTGCAGAGCAATGACGGCCGCAGCTACAAGGTGACCCAGGGAGGCACCACCAGCGCGGGTAGCAATACCGCGCAGATCCAGGCGCTGGATGCCGGCAGCCTGGGCAATGCCGATGCTGGCCTGACGCTGTTTCCGATCCAGCCGGTGCAGGGCATCGGTAACACCTTCACGGTGCTCGCCCCCGGGTTGAGCGGTGGCGTGGCGGCGGAAAGTCTCGAGTCCCTGCGTTCCCGGGTCATCCGCTCGTACCGCGTCACGCCCCATGGCGGTTCGGCGGCCGACTACGAAACCTGGGCGCTGGAGTGTCCGGGCATCACCCGGGCCTGGTGTCGCGGCAATTACCTCGGGCCAGGCACCGTCGGCCTGTTCGTCATGCGTGACGACGATCTGGTGCCGATCCCTGATGCGACTCAACTGGCCCTGGTCCAGGCCTATATCGAGCCGCTGCGCCCAGTGACTGCCGAGCTGCATGTACTGGCGCCGGTACAGGTGCCGGTGACCTACACCCTGCGCCTGGTGCCGGACACCTCGGCCACCCGTGCCGCTGTCGAAGCGCAACTGCGCGACTTGCACAAGCGTGAGGGCGGCCTCGGCGAGACCTTGCTGCTGACCCATATCGCCGAGTCCATCAGCAGTGCCACGGGCGAGAACGACCACTTGCTGGTCACCCCGTCCGCCGATGTGCCAGCAACCACCAACCAGTTGCTGACCTTCGGAGGCTGCGTATGGCTGGAATAAGAACTGCCGCGCAATACCAGGAGCAACTGCGCAGCCTGCTGCCGGCTGGTCCCGCCTGGGACCCGGAGCTGGTTCCGGAGATCCAGCAGGTGCTGCTGGGGATTGCCCAGGAACTGGCCCGGGTCGATGCCCGGGCGGTGGACCTGCTCAACGAAGTGGACCCGGTGACCGTCAGCGAACTGGTGCCGGACTGGGAGCGGGTGATGAACCTGCCCGACCCGTGCCTGGGGCCCAAGCCGCTGTTCGACGACCGCCGCCTGGCGGTACGTCGGCGCCTGCTGGCGGTGGGCGACCAGAGCATCGGCTACTTCCTGGATATCGCCCGCAGCCAGGGTTATCCCAACGCCACCATTACCGAGCAGCAGACCCCCCGTATGGGCCGCGCCCGCTTTGGCCAGGCGCGCTTCGGTACCTGGACGGCGCAGTTCATGTGGACGCTCAACACCGGCGGCCGCCTGCTGCTGGGCCGTCGTTTCGGCGCCAGCTACTGGGGCGAGCGCTTCGGCGCCAACCCGGGCAGCGCCCTGGAATGCCTGATTCACCGCACAGCCCCGGCGCACACGCTGGTGCACATCAATTACGACTGAAGAGGACGGATACGTGGATTATCCAAAAAGCACGCCCAGCATTGGGTTGGTCAATGGCAAGTTTGTTGATGAAAACCCGGTGAGTGGTTCGCCTGGCTCGCTGATTCCGGCGGTGTGGGGGAATGCGGTCACCGAGGAATTGCTCAATGTGGTTCAGGCTGGCGGGCTGGAGCCGGTGGAGGCGGAGCACGATCAGTTGCTCAAGGCCATCAGGACCATCATCCAGAGTTCGTTGCCGCCGGAGCAGATTCGCACGACGCTGGCGGCGTATGGGATTACCGATGCGTATACCAAGGCGGAGGTCGAGGCGCTGTTCAAGAACGCCACTGCGTTGCCGGTCGGGGCGATGATGGCGTTTCCCAAGGGGACTGTGCCGGCAGGGTTCTTGGAGGTCGATGGCAGTGTGCAGAGCATTGCGACCTATCCGGATCTGGCGGCGTATCTGGGTACGACGTTCAACAAGGGGGATGAGGGGGCAGGGAATTTCCGTTTGCCTGAGTCGCGCGGGGAGTTTCTGCGTGGGTGGGATCACGGGCGGGGAGTTGATACTGGGCGAGACATCGGTACTTTTCAGTCCGATGCATTCAAGAGCCATACCCACGAATATGACAATATGCAGGGGGGCGGAGCTCGTAATAGTGTCTCGGATACTGTAGCCGCAGCTAGCAACGCTACTACCGAAACAGGCCATATCACCAGCGCCGCTGGCGGTACTGAAACACGCCCCCGTAACTTGTCGGTAATGTGGTGCATTAAAGCCTGGAATGCCCCGGTCAGTCAGGGGAGTATCGATGTCGCTGCGTTGGCAGCCGATGTCCAAACGATACAGAAAATCGCTGTTGTTGGAGCATTCAAGCGCCTGACAGCCTCAGCCAATGGTTTGAGCTCTGTCGTTAATGTCGCTGCTGATCAATTGGTGGTTGGTAATGATGCCTCGTTTAGGATGGTGAATGGGGTAAATCTCAGTGTCAATGCTACTGCCATGGGGGCAAATGGGCTGGATACAGGAACGTTGACTGCTTCAACCTGGTATAGCGTATGGGTTATCTGGGGCGAACAAGGTGTTGCAGGCTTATTGTCCTTGAGTGCTAATAGTCCCGTACTTCCGGTAGGCTTCACGCATAAGGCACGTGTCACTTGGGCGAGAACAGATTCCACGGCAAATAAATTTCTGCTCTCATTTGTTCAGGCTGGTAATAGCGTTCAGTACAAAGTCTCTTCTGGTTCCAATGTTCCAAACTTGCCGGTAATGGCTTCTGGCACTGTGAGCCCGGCAGCAGACGTTTCTGTATCTGCCTTTGTGCCGCCCACTGCTAGTAAGATTGCATTGGCAGCGGGCTCTACTGGGAGCTATATCTCTTTTGCACCAAGTAGTGCGTATTCTGCGCAGGTTACGACTTACCTGAGTACCACTGCTTTAAATGCAGCCCCGTTTGTTGGTGGTTATAACCCTTCGTCACCTGTTCCCACGGCAAATGGATTGATTCTACTGGAAGGTAACACCGTGCGTTTTGGTTCCAGCGGTGGGACCGGAGTTTTGCAATGTTTGGGTTGGGAGGACAGCCTGTGAGTGGTTATGCAGTGAGAAATGATGGTCAGGGCTGGCGCTCTGTGAATAGTCCGGAAGATGTGTCTCCATATGAGTGGTATGCAAAGGAAAATCCGCCTGACCCGGTTCCGCTTCCTCCCAGCCGAGAGGAGTTGATCGAGCAGACCAATGCAAGAAGAGACAGCCTCCTGGCAGCCGCAGCCAACCGTATGGGGCCTTTACAGGATGCTGTGGAGTTTGATGAGGCGACCCCTGATGAGGTTTCGCTGCTAAAAGCCTGGAAGCAGTATCGTGTTGTATTGAATCGCGTAGAACAACAAACAGGTTTTCCTGTCGACGTGACTTGGCCAGAACTCCCGAAGTGATTCGAAAGAGATAAAACTAATAATACTGGTTCGCTATCTGACGGGTAGTGTTGAATTTTCCTTCTTGAGGGAGTCGACGTGCCTGTCTGTGCTTGGTTTTTTATCTCTATCGTAGTGGCGATGTAGTGGATTTTAAATTCTATCTTACGTTCTTCTGGAGCTGAGGAGGGTTCGTTTTGGCTTGTGAAAAGTTTGGCTCAAAAAAAATTGGGCAGAGATGCCCTGAACAACGCGCCTCGTTTGTTAAGTGGAAGGTGCATATCAATGATGGTTAGAGGAAATGTAAATGGATTATCCGAAAAGTGTACCCGGTGTCGGGCTGGTAAATGGAAAGTTTGTCGATGAGAATCCCCTGACTGGGGCTCCAGGGTCATTGGTTCCCGCCGCGTGGGGAAATGGAGTTACTGAAGAAATTGTCAACGTCATAAAGTCTGCCGGTCTCGAACCTGATGAGGCTAAAACCGATCAGTTGGTAAGAGCGATTCGTAGTCTGGGATCACAGGACTTCAAAAACTCGGTACGAGCAGCCTCCACTACTGCGATGAGTTTGAGCGGGACGCAGCCAGTGGATAACGTTGCAATTGTGGTTGGGGACCGGGTTTTAGTGAAAAACCAGGCATTGGCAGCACAGAATGGGATTTTTATCGTGCAGGCGGGGACGTGGATCCGTTCTGGTGATTTCGCGTCCAATACCGACGTCACGACCAATGCGATTGTTGCAGTCGATGAGGGTAGCATTAACGGCTCCTCGATTTGGCAACTGGTAACAACGGCTCCAATCGATATTGGTGTAACTCCTCTGCGCTTTGAGCTAGCTGTCGGCCCAACGGGAGTGGTTGAAGGGACGTATCGTTCTGTCACGGTGGATAAAAGAGGACGAGTTCAGGGAGGCAGTAACCCGACTACGCTCCAAGGGTATGGCATTACCGATGCCATGGGGAGTGATCGCTTTGTGTACTCTCCCAACGCCCCACTCCCTGCAGATGGTGCCGTGGGCACTTTGTGGCTGCAGTATGAGGCACCATGATGAACTTCCATGTAAAGCTGGCTGACGGATACCGCCCAGGTGTTTTGCCTCAGGTGAAAATACCTGATGGTTGGCGGGAAGGGCTGGAAATGTTCGTCAAAACTCCAGATGGCTGGCGCACGGTTTGGCGTCGAACCATCATATTCATCAATACTGTAGAACGCTCTGGTGCTAGCGTTTTTGAACTCATGGGGAGGCCGACCAAGGCCCGTAATTACATTTTCATCAACCGGGCAACTATCTCGGGAGGCGGGGCAGGATTCTCTCTGCGTACTGGTGTTTTTCCGGCAGGCTCCACGCTGAAAATAGTCAATGAAAGTTACATTCGAGGCGCCGGTGGTGCGGGCGGTTATCCAAATCTGGGCGCTCCTGGCGCCACTGCGATGTGGCTGGATTTTCCTGTGAGTCTCGATAACCGCAACGGTTGCATTTTCGGCGGTGGCGGTGGTGGCGGTTTCATCTACTGGCCCAACACTCTGTACTCCGGCGGCGGCGGTGGAGCGGGCCTTCCTGGTGGCATGCGAGGTGGCATGTATCAGGTTTCTACTTACGGAGTCGTCTATCCGACCGCTGGCGGCCTGGAAACTGGCGGTGCAGGTGGGTACTACTCGGTGGGGTGGAATGGTCCTGCGGGAGGGGCGCCAGGTGCTCCAGGTGGTAATTCCACCTATGCAGGCGGCGCAGGCGGTAACTCAATTGATAAAAAGGGTAACAGCCTGACTTTTGAGGCAGGCAATTCCGCAGATCGACTAAAAGGAAACGTAGTGTGAGTGCATTTAAAGTTTTATCTATTTCAGAAAGTGCCGGAACGATGGTCGTTGACTGGGGGAATGTGACGTTGAATCACTATATCCCTCCGGCAATTCTGGCACATCCTGACATCGAGAATTCGGCGTTGGTTGAAATCATTGAGTCAATGCGTCCTGCGGTCCAACCTGCAGTTGAAGTGCCTGCGGCGCTACAAGCACTGGTTGAGTCGAAAGGTGATGTTGAGGATGAGCGTCTCTGGCGAGACCTAGAGTTGTTCAAGTGGATTGCCATCAGAGACCGTCATCGTGACCAGCTTGAACTCGGTGTTGTTACCACACTCACTCCAGCGCAGTATACAGATGCATTGGCTTATATTCAGGAACTGCGTGAGTGGCCACAGTCTGCGGATTTTCCGATAAAGGAAAAGCGTCCGGTCATTCCTGCGTCTTTGGGCTGAATATCCATGCGTCTCATAACTTCTGGGACTTGCCAATGTTAATTTCCGAGCAACAACTATTACGCATCATGCCCAACGCCGGCCCCAAAGCCGGCGTTTTCGTACCCGCTCTCAACACCGCCATGTCCCGGCACGACATCACCACCCCCAAGCGCATCGCCGCCTTTCTGGCCCAAGTGGGCCATGAGTCTGCGCAACTGCGCTACGTGCGTGAGCTGGGCAGTGACCAGTACCTGAGCAAGTACGATACGGGCACCCTGGCGATTCGCCTAGGCAACACCCCGGACGCCGACGGCGATGGCCAACGCTATCGCGGTCGCGGGCTGATCCAGATCACCGGTCGCAGCAACTATCGTCAATGCAGCCTTGCGCTGTTCGGCGACGAGTGTCTGTTGCAACAACCGGAGCTGCTGGAGCAGCCACAATGGGCCGCCGAATCGGCGGCCTGGTTCTGGGAACAGCAAGGGTTGAACGGGTTGGCCGATGCCGACCAGTTCAACAGCATCACCCGCAGGATCAACGGCGGCCTGAACGGCCTCGATGACCGCCTGCAACTCTGGGCTCGGGCGAGGGCGGTGTTATGCGCCTCCTCGACCTGATCCCGGCGCCTTACCGTCTGTTCGCTGTCGTCGTGCTGCTGGCCCTGGTGGCCGGTGGTTCGGCGGCACTGGCCTGGCGGATTCAAGGCTTGCGTTACGGCCTGCAACTGGAGCATCAAGCCCGGTTGCAGGCTGATGCGCTCAAGCAGATTTCCCTTGCCGCGGCGACGCAACAGCGTGCCGAGCAGGATAAACGCCTGGCCTTGGAGCAGCAGCTCCAGGCCAGCGATCAGACACACTCAAAGGAGCTGAACGATGTGCAACAGGATCAGGCTCGCCTGCGTGATCGCCTGGCTACTGCCGATCTGCGGCTGTCAGTCCTCCTCGATAGCAGCGACCCCGCCAGCGGTTGTGCACTGCCTGCCACCTCCGCCACCGGCGGCGTGGTTCATGCAGCCCCGCGTGCCCGACTTGACCCGGCGCATGCTCAACGAATTATCGCCATCACCGACGACGGCGACCGCGCCCTGATTGCCCTGCAGGCCTGCCAGGCGTATGCCGCCAAGGTCTCGCACTGA